GGAAGCTGGCAGCAAGCTTTTGATAAGGTTGATGAAAGACGAAAACAATATATCTTAACATTACAAAGAAACGGAGAAGATATACTACCAACATCAAAACCTAGAATTAGACTTTCCACTATTCATGGTGCTAAAGGAGATGAAGATGAAAATATTGTTCACTTTTTAGACTTAGATATTTTAAGCTATAACGAATTTCAAAGAAATCCTAGTCCTGAACATAGACTTCAATTTGTAGGAGTAACTCGAACGGTGTCTAATCTATATATAGTTAATCCAACAGGACAATATGGATATCAGATATGAGTGATTTATTATTTTTAACAATATTAACCTGTATGTGGATCTTTATAATATTATGAGTAAAAAAACTATTAAAGGAACCATTGGAGAGCATAAAGTAATAATTGAATTATTAAAAAAAGGTTATCATGTAGCTGAAGCAATTGACCAACAGTGTCCTTTTGATCTTGTTGCAGTATCACCTGAGGGTAAGTTCAAATTAATTGATGTGAAAACTAGGTCATATCGTAAAAACGCAAAACCAACCTGGAATAAGGCTAAAGAAATTAATAGGGTTAGAACCCGCATTCAGAAAAAACTGAATGTTGAATTAAAGATGATCAATTAAGATGAATACATACAATAAACAAGTAGGAGGTAAACATTATAAAAAATATAAAATTCAACCTGCTGAATTTATTATACAAAACAATATTCCTTGGAGTGAAGGAGAAGCTATTGTTCATATAATACGACATAAAGATAAAGCGGGAAAAGAAGATTTATTAAAAGCTAAACACTACATTGATATGATCATAGAAAGAGAATATTAAAATGATTTTTGAAGCACAGACAGAATGGATAGCACCAGATAGTTTTCCGGACCTTAAAGGTTACAAAACAATTTCAATCGACTTAGAAACAAGAGATCCAGACTTAAAATCAAAAGGATCCGGAGCTGTTATTGGTAATGGAGAAATTATAGGTGTTGCTGTAGCCGTTGATGGATGGTGTAAATACTATCCTTTTGGGCATGAAGGAGGAGGCAACTTAGATAAAAAAAGAATTTTAGAATGGTTAAAATCAGTCTGTGCGACCGAAGCAACCAAAGTGTTTCATAATGCCATGTACGATGTTTGCTGGCTTCGCTCTTATGGAATAGAAGTGAAAGGTCATATCATTGATACTATGGTTATGGCTTCATTAGTCAATGAAAATAAAATGAGTTACGCTTTAAATGCTTTAAGCTGGGAATATTTAGGAGAAAGAAAAAATGAAAATATTTTAAAAGAAGCTGCTAAAAACTGGGGAATTGATCCTAAAGCAGAACTCTATAAATTGCCTGCAATGTACGTTGGAGAATATGCAGAAAAGGATGCTTCTCTTACTTTAGAATTATTTAAAAGACTTTCAACGGAAATTAAAAAAGAAAATTTAATAGAAATATTTAACTTAGAAACTGAATTATTTCCTTGTCTTGTAGATATGAAGTTTAAGGGTGTTCGAGTGGACGTTCAAAAAGCTCACGAATTGAAGCGTAAATTAACAGAACAAGAAAAGCAGTTCCTGCTAGAAATAAAAAAAGAAACGCAGATAGATGTCCAAATATGGGCAGCACGATCCATTGCCACAGTTTTTGACAAATTGAACCTACCTTATAAAAGAACTGAAAAAACAAGTGCACCATCTTTTACAAAAAATTTCCTTTCAGAACATAAACATCCAATAGTTAATAAGATAGCAAAAGCTAGAGAAATAAACAAGGCTCATACAACTTTTATAGATACGATCTTGAGGTACGAACATAAAGGTAGAATTCATGCTGATATTAATCAAATAAGATCTGATCAAGGAGGAACAGTTACAGGAAGATTTTCGTATTCTAATCCTAATTTACAACAAATTCCCGCTCGTAATAAAGATTTAGGACCTTTAATAAGATCATTATTTATTCCTGAAGAAGGATGTAAGTGGGGATGTTTTGACTACTCCCAACAAGAACCCAGACTCGTAGTACACTTTGCAGCAACAACTGCAGGAATAAAAGATGATTCCTCTGTTAAAGAAATCATAGATAACTATTCAAATAATGATATTGATTTTCATAAAGCTGTTGCAGACATGGCAGGCATAGATAGAATACAAGCCAAAACAATTAATCTTGGATTATTTTATGGAATGGGTAAAACTAAGCTGCAAGCAGAACTAGGGTTAAACACGAAACAAGAAGCTGAAGAACTATTTAATACGTATCACGAAAGAGTTCCTTTTGTTAAAGACTTAATGAATGAAGTTTCTAAATGGGCGTCGAGAGATGGTGAAATAAGAACTTTACTTGGAAGAGGATGTAGATTTAATAAATGGGAACCCGCTCAATTTGGAATGCACACACCAATGACATGGGAAGATGCAATGAAAAAGTATGGAGAAAATAGAATACGAAGGGCTTTTACCTACAAAGCATTAAATAAATTAATACAGGGATCTGCTGCTGATATGACAAAAAAGGCAATGTTGGATTTATATAAAGAAGGAATTATTGCACATATACAGATCCATGATGAATTAGATTTATCTGTAGAATCAGAAGAAAAAGCTAAAAAAACCATTGAGATTATGGAGAATGCTGTTAAATTGCTTATTCCAAATAAAGTCGACTATGAATCGGGTAAAACTTGGGGAGACATTTATGATTAGGAGGAACTATGGAAAAAGTAAAACAAGTTTGGAAATTAGCAAAAGCTAATCCAAAAATAGCTACCGCTATTGTGGTAGTAGTCATTGCTATTTATTTT